AAATCTGCTGTCGTTTGATATTCTTGTATTTCTATATCTTCAACATAATCAATGCCAAGCATAAAACCTTTGATAAATTCTAATTGTATGTTCATAATTTAATATTCAAATTCTACTCTAATCTGATCTGTTTCCCCATAGAACTTACTCATTCTATTTATTTCAACTATGTTCTGATCTTGTTCATAAACAATACCTTCTAACGAATCAAAGAAAGCCTTGTTTAAATTATCTTGTAAATCTGGTTTAGTTGTCTTAAATGTTTTCACTCTCTTCTTTTTAGAAAAACTCTTTGGATAAGAGTAGATATATTCTATATAATTAACTTTAATTTCTGATCCTGATGTAATTATGTTAAAATCTTCAGGTAATTGTTCTAATATAAGAACCTTTATATTTCTTTGATAATCTACAATCCTCTTAGGTTTATATCTAATACCATTCCTACCAATTCTAAAAGATTGATGTGCTAAAGGTTTTATGTATAACTCAAAAGATATTTTCACGAATGTAAGAATTGATTTATGTTGTCTGGCATTTTACATACAATAGGTAAACCACTTTTTATTTCAAAGCTAAAAGTATCAAAGGAGTAACCTCTACTTCTTTTACAATCAACTACAACTACGTTTGGATCATCTTCTGTAGGTGTCACCGTTATTTGTGTTTCTGTTTTCTTCTCTAAGAATGAACCTAAATGTCCTGTAGCTTTGTTGTTATAAAAATTAGAATGTATAACAGTTACTATATGTATATTATAATCTTGAGTCCATTTCATAAGATAGTGTATCACTTTGTTTGACTTCTCTAAATCATTTATATCATTAAGTAGATCAGCTACACCATCAATAATAACTAGACCAACATTATCAGTTTGAGCTAAATGCCAATCTATAAAATCTAATCTATCCTCTGGACTAAATTGTCTAAGTGCATATGTATAATAATCGCTTGCATCTTTTGTCATTCTATGCACTCTTTTAAATGTTTTCTGTGCGTGATACCTACTCTGTTCAGTATCATAGTGTATTAGTTTCTTATCGCCTTTAAAACCTTTTAGATCACCAACAAGTGATTCATAAGAACCTAAATATGCAGATGCAAGTAATGAAACTAAAAAAGTCTTTTTACTTTTTGGTCCTGCTGATATAAAACTAAAATTACCATATGTACCTATTGGTATATATTCTCCTAGTTTGTTTTTGCCTTTAGATATTGATATTGGTGGTTCAGGTATTTCTTCTTTAGGGTCTACAAAGCTTTGTTTTAAGATGTTATTGAATCTTAGGTGCTGTTCCTCTTTTGTCATTAGTGTACCCATTAATAAATAAATAAATAAAAAAAAGGGTCCGAAGACCCTTGCATCTAAAATGGTAAGCCGTCAGTGTCGTCTGCAACGCTTTGTGCTTGTGACTTTTCTGCTAGCTTACATTCTCCGTTAGTCCAGACAACTCTTCCGTTGCCAACATAAGTTCTTGGTTTCTTAGCTTCTCTATCTTCTTTAGATTGCTCTTCCCATATTGCTATGTTTTGACCATACTGGTTTGTTTCGTCATTAAGACCGATAGTAAAGTTTTTGTATTTGCCTTTGCTATCTTTTATTCCTATTGTTCCTATTGCTGCCATAATTTATGATATTAGTGCTTTTTCAATTTGTTTAGTAACACGATACTTCTTTTGAATATCTGTCATTTTCCCACCGTCTTTTATAAACTTAGCTGCTTTGATAAAAGCAACACTATCTTGTTTTAAAAGAGGTTTTTCATCAACTACGGATGTTCCGTGAGTATTTGTTGCATCAGCATCTTTTGTATCGTCTATTAACAATAAATTACCGATAGCATACTTTTTTGCATAAGAAGATGCAGCACCTGTTCTTTGTGGATCTTGCATACCTCTTGCGTTGAAATCTACAATAGCTTGAGCTGTAGATTCAATTTGTAAATTAGGGTCAGTACAGTCAATCATTTTTGCTGTAGATTCTATATAAGGTCTGTCACCTACTAGCTTAAGTTCGTCATTTATTTTAAATACGACCTTATGTTTTTTTGCTAATGGTTTAACAGCTTCGAGTATATCCTCTGCACTTCTATAGTTGTAGTTACCAAAGTTGTTTCTTTGGTTTTTAGGAGCTTTAAGCTCTGTTTGTATTAATAAAAGTTTCTGTGTTAAATTCATATTTATTTATTTATTGTGTTAAAATTAACATAATTTTACTAATAAACAAAATATGTTAATAAAAAAAGGAGATATAAATACCTCCTTTTAAAACCAATTAATGAAAAAATACTTTAGTATAGCCAAATGGCTTTAGGTTTTTGATCGTCATTATCTACGTGAATAAATGTTTTAGCTATACCAAATCTTTGAAATCCAACCATAGATAATGCTTCAATAATTTTTAACCTTTTGCCAGTATGAGTACAATGTATATCAGCAGCTCTTCCTAATAAATGACTTGAGGTTGTTAAACCACCAACCTTCCTGTTATGTTGTGGTGTTCTATAACCAGAATTAATTTTAAATTGAACACCTGCTATATCTCGAGCTTCGTCTAAACATTCTACAAATTCACGGTCCATAAACTTTTCACCACTACCTGGATAATCAGGAGAATCAAATTCTTCGTAAGTAAAATGTTTTAGATCCATATTGTAAAATTATAAATTATTTTTACATTTGCAAAACGTAGCTGTAAATCTACGCTAAAAATTACCAAACTTCAATAGGAATATTGTTGGATCAGATATTTAGTATTTTCTTTTTTTACTAGGCTTTTTTCTTTTCTTTCTTTTTACCATTTTTCTTTCTTTTCTTTTTAACTATCTTTTTTTACCTTGTCCACGATATTTTTTTTTATACCCAGTTTGATTCCTGCTAGCGTTCTTAGAATGAACACCAGGTCTTTTTCTTCTTTTAGGAGGTTGATATATATGTACCTTAGGTCTTTTTACCTTTGGCATTATTTACAAACACAAATTATACAATATGGACACATAATTATTTACTTATTGATTTAAATTTTTCTGCACCCCTCGAACCAAAGTATGCTACATAGACTGTAATTAATAATGATTTTAATAGATCAATCCAACCACTATCAACACTAAATTCTAAACCACTTGAATCGACAAATATTAATAAAACCATTGATATAGTTAAAAATATTAATGCCATAGGTCTTGTGTTTTTAGAAAGCCAAGAATCACTTTGCATATCACTGGCCCAGCGTTTAGATACTTCTTGCATTTCAATTGTATCTTGATTTAATAATGCTAGTGCTTTTTCTTTGTCTTCTTGTGGTAACACAGGATCTTTTTGTATAAGGTTTTTTACTACCCCTAAAACTCCTTTATCTGGTAATACATCACCTAATGAATCTACAATTGAAGATCCAGCACCACTTAAAAATTTACCTACTTTAGTATCTTTGAGTTTCTTTTTGCTCATATTTTCATATAATGTGTTTTACCATCTTTCTTAAATGCTTTTAAACATTTGTTTCTATTATCTCTTTGATTTACATAACTAACGTGAACCCAAGCAGGATTATTGTCATCACCAAATTCCCATATCATTTGATCAAACTCTAAGTTATCCCTAATATATTGAAACATCTCTGCATTTGTTTTATGACCATAAACATCATCTATGTCCATAGCTTTACCCATACAATGTTGTGAATTAGAACTACCACCTATTGCAGTATTCAGTTCAGGACATCTATACATACTATTGATTTTTATAGCACCACCTACCCATTCTCTTAAAGGTTCGAATATCTTAGTAGCTAATGTTCTCATATTACTAAGTTCATATTCTTGTGGTGTATTATCTATGTTTAATCTTAATGCAGTGTTTGATTTGATGGCTTCATTATAAGTTATATGTTTACTTATATTGTTCATCTATTTACATTTTAATTTTACCTGACCACTTGTTCCAAGCAGTTGCTACTTTATTGTTAAAGTTTTCTAGTTTGTTTGCCAACCATCTTAGTATTCTTACCATAATCTATTTTTTTTCTAAAAGCTGTATTATTTTAATTACTGTATAAACCAACGTTGCAATTATTAGTAGTGATTGTAGTGCTTCGTTTATTTGTGATATTGTAATTATATAAACTGCTACTCCTAATAGTGTTGGTTCAAATCCTTGCATTATCTTTTGTATTTATTTATAATAGCTTGTATGCTATCTAATGAAACATTTATTCTCATAGTTAATCCAGCTTCGAATCGAGCTATCGGTTTTGAATTATTATATATTACAATTGTCGGCACAGATTTAATTGATTTTTTTATTATATCGCTTTGTTCTTCAACATAAGCATATTGAACTTTTGTATTTTTTAATCTGTCTAATTTACTGAAACTATTACTTTCATTCCATCTATAATTGAAATGAACCGTAGTCACTTCTTGACTATAACTTAAAGAGCTAATTAAAAAAAATAATATTAAAAATATAAATCTCATTATTTATCTTTTATAATTTCAAATAACTTCTGATCTATATCTTCTAATTTTTCTCCATTTTCTTGAACTTTCTCCTGAGTATTAATTATCGTTTCTCGAATTAGCTGATCTTTCAAATCATATTCTGTTCTTGAAACTTCAGGTTCTGGTAGCTTCTTAGCTTCTTCTATATCGCCCTGTAAACTGTACCACATTCCTGTTACTGTAACAATCACCATTCCAATCGTTATCATATTTTCAACACTTATGTTAAACTTCTTTTTTTTGATTTCCTCTATGTCTAAATTTGCCATTTTATATAAGTATTTTTAATCTTGATCTTTCCAAGCAACATACAAATAAGTTTGTCCATTACCATTTGTCATTCCACTTGTTGATGGTACATCAAAACCATTTGAATGATATGAAAATGTAAAACTTTCTTCACCAGTATCTGCATTTATATAATTTACTTTATTTGCTCTGTTGCTATCAAATATTGCCCAATTATCTGTTCCATTTCTACTTTTAATCCAAACGTGATTTGGTTGGAAACCAACTTGTATAGCTTGAGCAGAACCACTTCCAACATAGGTTCCTACTTTACAATACCCATCAACTGAATGAAATGCCCAACCCCAAAAAGTTCTACTATTTATGTTTACATTTCCACTACTTCCTAAATTTATAATGCTCGATGTAGGTGCAGATGAATTCCAAGGATTATTATTTGTATCTTCTGCACCGTCACTATTAAATCTAATTCTGCGATTCAAACTACTTAATCCACTATGATAAACTGGCCAATCGCTCGTATGACTTTGTGTTTTTATTACGACAAATTCTGGTGCAGAACTCAATCCGTGTCCAATAGTTGATGTGCTTGCACCGTCACCTGTATATGTAAACATACTTTGACCTGCATCTACATTTGCATAAGTTGTAGTTGTTATTGAACCATTTGTATTAGTTGAACCTGAAGTTGGCATACCCCAAGTTATACCTAAATAATTTATACCTGAATTGTTCCAACCAAAACTACTTGTTAAACTAATACCTGTACTATTATAAGTGATACTTGAACCGGTTCCCTCTTCAATTTGTGTTGATGAAGGAACTACATACCTACCAGGATTCCCACCACTTATATAATATGTAAAGTAATTTCTTGCAGTTGAAGTTGATCTTGCCCAAAATATTCCTGATTGTATTCCTGTATTTAAAGTTTGATTACTACTATTTCCACTATAGTATACAGAACCAAATCCATTAGCAACTGAAGCTGCTTGTGCTTCAGATTTTATTATTTTTTTATTTATACTCATTTAAATAAAACTTGGGAAATCATAACTCATAACATTTGCTTTATTGCTTTTAGAGTTGATTTCTGATTCTACTGTATCTGCTTGATTTCTTAATTCTTCTCTTGCTGAAGTTATATCAGCAGGTATTGCATCTCCTATTTCTTGGTTTCTTATGACATACCAATCTGTTTTAGCAAGTTCACCTTTAATTCTATCTTTAAAATTATTTATTTGTTGCTCTTTTAATTCTGCTAAAGTTTGTGTCCAAGTTCTATTTGAAACATCTTTAGTAAAAGTTTCACTTGCAGAATCAAAATACAAATCTCCAAGTTCTTGTATTCTGACATCATAATCAGGAATTACTACATCATAAAAACCATAAGTTTTTAATTGTTCATCTGAAAGTAAATCAAATCCTCCAAGAACATTTCCCCAAGATTTAGGTAATCTGTCGTATTTCTTTATTTGTCCATTTATTTCTATTGCTTTCATATTTTATATTATTATGGGGTTGTATCTGCTGTATATGTTATAATTGAGTAATTAAAAATTGCATTAGCTGAATCATCAATACATTCTACTTGTAAGAAGTTAGTTCCTGAACCATCATATTCTGATGTTCCTATTCTATTAAATGTTTCGCTTGTTCCTGCATCTGAATCAAGTGTTATAGTATATGAACCAGTTAGGTTATGTATTGATATAACTTGACCTAATTTATAATTTGTAAAATCAAATTCTTTTGCACCAGTACAAGCTGATTGCATTTTAAAAACTGTAGCGGATGACCAATCAATAGTTGTTGCACCTGATGTATTAGTTATTGTAGAACTTGCTGTATATCTATTTTCTAATTTATCAAATGATATTTGATCATCAGCAATGTGTGCTGTATCAATAGAACCATCTACATAATGCTCTGAATTTATACTATCATCTGCTATTTTTGTACCATCTACTGCGTCTGCTGCTAATTCTGTTGTATCTACTGCACCTGTAGCTATCATTGCAGTTTCAACAGCATCATTTGCTATTGTTACTGCTCCTGCTGACATTGTAACATCTCCACTAATAGATAATGTAGTTCCATTTCCAAGTAAAGTGTATAACTCGGTAAAGTTCGAGTTTGTCGATTGCATTGCAGTTCTTAATGGGTCACCAGTACCATCATTAGCTGAACTACCTACGTTTATTGCTGTTTTTGCCATAATTTATAATTTTTAATATACTGTTTTATCTGCTGTTATACTTGTGTCATCTACCAATTCTTTTGTTGTATCTACTGTTAAGAAAGAACCGTCTGCATCAAACGGATAAATGCTTCCCCAACCATTTGCTTCATTTGTGTTTCCAAAATTACTTACTTCGTATATTGTTCCGAATGACATTTTTATTCTTTTCTATATAACTTTTTAATTTTATTTCGTTCTCTTTTTTAGGTTTATATGTTTTCTTCTTTGTTAATTTAGATTCCATCCTGTCATATTTTGATCTCTTTCCGGGTACATACCACCATCTTGAGCAGCTGTGTATAAAGGATAACTTTCTGTATTTTGATCCATAAAATCAAGAAATCTTTGCGTGTAAAAGTCTGCTGTAGTTTTTGTAGAAGCAATTAAATCATTTATTTCTTCTAAAGTAGCAGAGTCACTGTTTTCTGATCTATGTTTAAATACACCTCCGTTAGATATTTGAAAAGCTGCATACTTCATATATTCAGCTTGACTAAACCAAATCAACATTTTCTTTATATGATTATCTAACAATGTTGAGTTAGCTGTTGTTAAATTATTATTTATTACCTCACTTTGTAGTTGATCATATAATTTTGTACCTAATTGCGTTTGTATATATACATCTTGTGCAACTTCAACAAATTGTATTAATTTATCTGTATCTAAGTTACCGTCAATTATAGATTTTCTTTTTAACTCCTCTAATGTAATAAATAATGCTTTCATTTCTTATAATTTGGATGATGTCCTCTGTTAGGCATATCTTTTGGTTTTACTGATATTTCACTTGGATTATTTGGTTTTTTCAATCCATCACTAATTGCTTCATTTTCACTAACTAAATTATTGTCAGATACTTTTTTCTTATAAACCTTAAGTTCCCAATAATGATGACAATTAACGCCACCTTTATACTTAAATAAACTGTAATTTTGTCCTTTATGACCTAATTCTTTGTTTATACCTCTAAAAGACATCATATTTATATCTTCTTTTCTAAAAACAAGGTCTCTTTCAGTAATTAATTCCATTTTTTGACAAAATCTTCTTGAGTTTGGTGATTTTCTTATTGGTGCATAAGAATATCTTACTTTATAGGTTGCATTATCTTGTGAAGACTCCTTATTAGGTTTAGCATCTTTGTTTGTAGGCATTGATAAGCTTGTAAGATCAAATTCTTTGTCAGAATCTTCTACTTTTTCAGTATGCACAAGTTCCCAATCTGTATTGTCAATTTTTTCAGCTAATTCTTCTAGTTGACTTAATAAATCATCACCTTCTTCATCAGATATGTCATTTTTTTCTTGTGATGATAGTTTTTCACCAGTTTCTTCTTCTCTTTTAATCTTTGTAGCTATATTATCAAGCTCTGTAAACTCGATTGGTTGTAGTGTTACAAAATATAAGTTTAGATTTATACCGTTTACTGATAATAACTCTTTGAAAGCGTTTATAAGCATTGTTTGGAATGGTCTAATTACTATGTTGTCCATCAAAACAGATGCTGTTCTTAATTCTTCTGCATTGTTTCCAAAACCTGTGTTATCTTTTATACCAAGAAGTATTGGAGATACAACACCGTGACCAATCATAATCTTTTCTCTTGATTCTTTAGCTAAAAATTCATATTGTGCGTGTGCATCTGGTAAATTAATTGGATCTACAGATGCTTGAGCTTCTGCATTTTCGTTAAATGCTAAAATAAACCTACCTGCATTTGATGACCCACTAAATTTATCATATATTTTTCTTTCTATTATTTCTTGTGCTTCATCACCAGGAATACCATTATTAAAGTTAAGTAACATAGATGGTTGCAGACCATTTTTAATATTGCTAATATGATAGTTAGATACTTCTTCTTCTAAACTACAATACTGTAAACAACCTTGATAATCAACAGGAGAGTAATAATAAAAACCAGCTTTGTAAGGTTTTACACAATATATTTCTACGGTGTCATTTCTTTTACCAAATTTATAAGCAGGTATTCTTTTTGGTTTATCAGAAGGTTTTAGTTCATCCCATTTTGGATGATAGTAAAAAGCTTCTATTTTTCCATTCTTTGCTTTTTCTGCTCTAAGAGTTTCAGTTGGAAAGTGTCTTAAAGACATAATCCTTGTTTTG